ACCGGAAGCACCGGACTCATATTGATAGGATTTTATACCATTATAAGTCTGCCCCATCATCAGACGGCCAAAGAAAGCATCCCCTTCTTTGAATTGCAAATCCGCTGGAACGATACCTGAACGTAACGCTGAGAGTTTCTCATCTTTAAGGTAGAAACTCGCCGCCTCACCAAAGAAGTTGGAAGCCATCATTGTATAAATGGAATCAGTATTGCTCGCGTTGAAAGAAGCGGTGATGTGGAATGAACAACTCGGATCCGGCTCAACGTCATAAAACTCCATGCTATTCAAGTATTTTTCCGGCTCCAAAATCGCCTCAAACGGAATACGTTCAAAATACGGGCCTCCTTGATATCCCTGAGTCAGCCAACCCCCGGGTCCGGGGCGCCAATCGCAGTTGAAGTTGTTTGTCAGCATCCAATTTGGCTCGACATCGGTTGTTGAGCCATAAGAAGCAGTTCTAATCGTGGTTGGATCGGTGACAATGGGATAGTCGACTGCCATTCCGGATTTAATAGAATTAAACAAAATACCGGGAGCGAACAAAGTACTCATAAGCGGCCTAGCGAGTCCGCCAAGGCTCTGCGCGATGCCCGAGGGCCGAGATATAATACTGTCGTCGTTCTGGAGCTTAGCCGAGATGCTCCCGCCGTATGAGCGTGAAAACTGGTTAACCAGATCCAAGGTTCTTTGTGCGGGATAGAATCCCCTATAGGGGTTGAATCTAATAGAGGCACTACACACTAGTCTGATCTGTGATGGTAACAAAGAATCGTCTAAGTTGGTGAGATCAACAAATGAATGCATAAATTCGCTGTTTGAGTAATCGCGATAGAAAGAGCCCGTACTGCTATCAATGCCAGTGCCTACAATTTCAAATGTATCTGCCACTTGATCTCTAAAGAGTCCAAATTTTTCATATTCCTCCACATGCGTACTAATTCTGAATTCTGGAATAACTGCGTAGTCTTTCGCAACTACCTTTAGATCATAGTGAAAATCATCATAAGTATCAAACCATGGCTCGCTCGGGAAACTGTGGAACTGAGGGACGATGCTGCCGGCGGCGACATTCAATACAATCCCTGCCTGTGTTGGTGCTTCCCACAAAGCCTCTCCTCCAAATTTATTGATTTTATCTGTGAAAACATTAGTTAAAGACCCAGTTTCTGGAATGGCTATGCTCGACGGAGAAGCCACCGATTTTGGAGACGGAAGGCAGTGCTTTCTCGCATATAGTGCGCCGGGGGCAGCGCTGACGAGGCGCGAGGTGACCGAAGAAGAAAACGCGGCCGGCGTCAATTGAATAACATGGCTATAAATATTCTGTAATTCGCCGCCAGCTTGGCCGCCTCCTCCTTCAAGAAAGTAATTGAACCTCGCCCCACCGCCGCCGGCGAGGGTGCCCACAGGCTGTGAGGTACGCGTCAAGAATCCGAATGGGGCGTCAAGAGGCCAGCAACTTTGGCTGACATCTATCCCAAAGGTGTTGATGCCAAGCGCGCCGAAGCCCCCACTCAAACTCGACGGGCGCGGTGCCGTACGCTTGGCTTGGTCGTCTCTCCACATCTTATTGTCATAGCCGATCCTTGTTGACGCTGTGTATTCGCGAAGAACAGACGGGAATAAAGTTTCGCTGTACAGCAACCAATTAAGTCGATATGTGTCCGCAGACTTCGCAAGTGTTAATACTTGCCCTAAAGCAGTATCATAAGAAGACACACCGTTAATCAGCATATTATCTAAATCTGGAGATCCAAAATATATATTTTCATTATTATTCGACACTACCAGAGTGAGGTTCTGCGTGTCGATATCCATATTAACATATGTCGGCTTTCCGCGTTTTGAGACAGGGTGTACAATGTAATTCTTAATTTGGTTTTGATCATAAACACTAAAAAGGTTTTCCTTGTAGTGTTTCTTAAGAACCGGATGATCTGAATTGCGCGCGCTGTTCCAACCCCACCCATACGAGCCGCCGCGGCGAGTCATCAGCAAGTTGAACGCACTGGCTGTCGCGCTGGGGGTAGGAGACGGCCAAATTCCATTGTCTTGAAGCAAATCAGAGTTAAGATACGAAGTCATATCTTGGCCAAGTCCGACCCCTAAAGAATTCGACAGTCCGGTACTTGGCACATCATTAACCGGATCTATTGTGAAGAGATTTAACCTATTTGTAACTTGGAGATAATCATCCGAAAATGTTGCGCCGTGCTTCGGTGAGCCCACATCGCTAGCTGTAACATAATTAAAGAACGCCGTGTATCCTGTCGATGCCGAATAAAGCCCCCTGAATATGCCGTTAGTTCTGGCGCGCCCATAATAGCGAATGTCATTGCTATTGGGGGCCAAAGAATTAGTAACCCACGCATATTGCCTATCGTTTCGCGGGATTGAATGCTGAACCCAGAAATTATCATATTGTGAAGATGTGGCTACGCCCCCGATTCCATCAGTAACCAAATACGGTCTTCCGTTACGTTGAATCTTGATGAAAGATGCAGTCTGCTCATAGCTTGCACCCGGATTTGTCACAAGGTACGAGTCTCTTCCAAATCTACCGCAATGCCGAGAAAGCAGCGCATTTAATCCGAAGTCGCCACCATTAACATTAAGTTTAATTCCGGGCGTTCCAGCTATGTATGCCTGGGCGGGAACTTCACTCGCCGGCGACGAGCCAGTAGTGGGTTGCCCAGGTCTTCTAACCGATAAATTCCGATAGTTGAGCGCGTTATAAACTGAATATTCTCCCGAACGAATATCTAGATATCCTAATCCCATCGTATCGATTCCGCCAGGAGCAGCAAACCGTCCCGTGATAACAGTCTTATTGGCGCTGCGAGTTACGTATCCCGGCGTATCAACAAGATATGCATCGCGCAAATAGCCAATAGAATAGGACGGAATCAGTTCGATGTGTCTTGGGGCGCCGGCGATTCGGTGAGTACCAAGGAAAGTTCTGCCCTGAGAAGCTGAAGGCGTTTCTGTGATTTGAGTTGGAAGAGCCGGCTGGTTGTCAATGAAGTTGCGCGGATTCGAATAAGCGCCGACGGTGCTAACCACTTCGTAATTCTGACTATAATTGCCAAGAATGGTAGAGCCGGTACGCGCATGAATGTTGCGAATATTAACCGGTCGCTTAGCAATGAAATCGCGATAATAAACTGCTTTTTGAGAGGCTGTTAGGGGATAAGGTGTGACACCCTTAGCGTTGGCTTCGGGAGTGGGATAATCTGCGCCGACCATACCGATGGCGCCGGTGACGCCGGCACTACTAGAACATTTACCCACAACAATCTTCCATGCTTCAGGTCTTGTTCTCCAATTATCTAATCCGCCGGCGCTTCCAGTGTTTACACGAATATGTCGCGACTGAAGGCCGCCAACAGCATAATTGGTAAATGGGCCCTGCATCGGCACTTCCAAATCGGGACCATAAGCATCATAATGCAAATTGGTGATTTCTATGCTGCTTGACGCACGGTCAACGACATGAGCATTGTAGCCAGTAGTCACCGAAGAACTCATAATATTGAAGGGGAATGCGTAGGAGGATTTCACATTAGAATATCCCAACCCATCTTCCCACTCTCTTCCTGTTTGAACCTTCAGATACCTCTTAACCTTCTTGTTTGGTTCTGTGACGTCTACACTATCTTTCAATGGGACAAAATCGTCCGTGAATCCAAGTAACACATTCGAGGGCACAAAAATCGTCTCATCGCGATTTATTGGACCAGCAGGAGCCAAGGCATTACGTGTGAATTCGGTGTTTTTCGTATCGGTAAAGTTGACGCCGCCCTTAATAATCTGACGCCTGGAAAAATCTAGCTTATAGGGTTTAGCCAGTTTGCGCAGGACATACGTGGAGCCATAATATCCAACTTTATCGACCGAGGTTAGCAGGCTTGCGCTAGCGTTGTTATCATTGGCGATATTCTTCCGCCATCTCTCTCGATCAGTGTTGGCAGCGGTTGAATTGGGAGTTGAAATAACGGTATTAGTTTTTCTATTGGCTCTCTGTCGCCACCAGGGCGAATTCGTGTTTTGTTGATTGTTAACAGGATGATAGTTCAGGCGCCAATTATACAGTTTCTCATTGATACCCATAATCGGCGGATCGGGCTCACTTACTCTAAATTCAATTGTGGGGAACTTTGACTGATATTTGTTTCTTTCTAAGACGTGACTTTCTACAGTGTTCAAAACCTCATCAGCGAATTCTACCGATGCCGGCACCAATTGAGAAATGACACTCGTCAAAGCGTCATCGAACCACTTATAATAAGTGATAAATTTTTCTACATCAGAAACCGTTGTAACTCTCTGGAAGAAGGTTTCTCGAAGTTTCTCCATCGTCTTATATCTTTCGCGATATCTATTGACCGGTTCACCAATTATATTATTAAAGTCTACGGCGCCGGCGAAGAAATCTAACATTTCTTCAGATATCGCATTATACATGCTCTTTTCTACAGCATAGAAATAGCTCGGCACATTTTCCGTAATCTTGAACACTTTGTCATCTTCGGACAAAATCTGAATCATCTCCGAAGACATTGGCGATTCGGGATCTACAAATTTATATGAGTTAATGGATTGCCTCTTTACCGCTTCTGTCGAAGATGTAGTAAAACCATAACCATATCCTGTATGTTGATAATTGGAAAGATTGCCAATCCAGCCGTACTCAGTCCGCAGTGCGGCCGAACCAGAACTCATGTCTTGAACATAAAAGTTTCCACTTGGATCTGAACCGGTAACTTGATTGAAGTTCCAATCCAAAAACAACATCTTGTTGTTGATCAAATCATATTTTTGATTGTTCGAATCAAGGGGTGAAATATTTTGATACGATCCCGAAAGACCCGCATTATCTACGTCAAAAACATGTTGATCGAGATCGCTATCATCAATATATCTTCCCCAATATCTAATACCGGAGAAGATTGAATTGGCCGAAGCAATGACTGTGCCAGTAACATTTGTGCGGTGGGCGCCAACATAGATACGCTTAGCGCTATTAAGCATGCTTTGTCCGAGAGTCTTCGAAACCGATGCTGTTAAGAAGAAGCTATCCTGTACCTCTCCTAAAAGAGTATTAACTCCTCGAAATTCCAAATCGTAAGTATAAATGTCAGACCCGGATACAATATCGGTTACAGGATAATTGCTCGGCTTTAATCTAACTGAAATATTCCATCGATCATTGTCATATATGTTATAAAAGATGCTACTCGTTAATTCTGGGAAAGTGTTTGGCGCATACGAAGATGTGAGTTTGAAGTATCCATTCTTAGATTTCTGAGCATCTTGTACTACACACACATCAAAGTTGGCATAATCCGTTGCCGGCAATGTTGTGCCCACATCTGAATTAATAGACGCTGAACGCATTCCGAACAAAGATGCCGAAGGGTATATGGAGTGCAAATCGTATTTTGGCTTGAGAATGTTAAAAGACGGTAGTGTGACGTCGGCCTCTAAAGTAAAACCATATTTGTCTTCATATCCTAGCGCATTACTACCAGAAATATAATTTGTCGTGTTTGGTCCAGAGCCGCTTACTGTGGAATAAACAACTGCTCCTATATTACCGCTATGATTAAAATTAATGGAAACTTTATTTCTAAGCGTTTGTTTTAAGTTATTCTGTAATTCATAGGTTTGATTATTAGAATATACATTCAGACGGATTAATCTTTCATCGATGTTAAAGCACCTAAAGACATTTCTAATCGACTTCTCTGTACCCTTTGCCTTGTAAATGTTAGCTAAGTTATTATAAAGATTAAGATAAATTAAATTCTTAGTATCGGTCAAGTCTCCAGAAAATAATGTACTAGCATCTCGATTGACAAAGTTTTCTAAAACATTTGCATCCACAAACAATTCAGGAGTATAAAGTCCCAATGATTGTGGCAAATGCTGCGCAAATGGGAGGGGCGTATAAGACGCGCTAGTATAAGTTGTTGTCTTAAACCCGGAGACTGCTTCAATTTGCAAATACAATTTATCGAGATATGTACCCACAATATGTGACATCAATTGCGTGTCGGTAGTCTTTGAATTGCCTTCCTCTTCATGGACCCATCCGGGCATAAGACTGGCAAAAGAGGTATGATTGTTGATATCATGCCCAGAGCCAATTTCCAACAATTCAGCCTTTAGACTAACAACATCCGGGTGTTCCTCATAAATAATCGGATCTTTATATTCGGCAGCTGATGCGCTAGCCTGTACAATTGCAGACGTAGTGGTGCGTCCACCAGTGGCGTAACCGGTCCATGCGCCATTTGTAACCCTGCCAGAATAATCCAGCACCACCGAATCAACCGAAGCGGTCCCCACGATACCTTCGTTGAACTTAAAGTAAACCCCAAGATCGGCGTTGCTAATATCAGTGTTAGAGCCTCCGTGTACTGGAGCAAACCAATTCTCGGCAATTTGCTCAGAATTTCTAGCAACTTTCCAAAATCTAAACTCATCCAGCGATGCACTTAATTTGCCCCAGCCGGACTCTGCGGAGCTTGCGGACGGATTAGTAATGAGGGAGCCAATCCGACCCATCATATTTTTAGAGTTTAACTCGTTAAGAGTTCCTGCGGCGTTATTGGTATCGTTTAATTTTCCATTAACATATAATTTGGTTGTCAGCACGCTACCGGAATTCTGGAATACAATCGCGTAATGTTTGAAACTCTCGAAGGATCCAGTATTTAAATCATTGCCAATTGTTTGCTGAAAAATTCCGCTTGTTCCCGATTGCGCTGTCAGCCTAAAGGGCGTCGTGCCGGCAAGCTCGGGATTTCCGCGGATTTCCACTGTAAGTCTGCCGTAATCTGCGCTGGAAGAAGCATTGTTATTCCAAACGTCGAGAATTATTTCTTTGCCCGTAGAACCAGTGGTAAAAGCCGGCTTTTTTAGCCAAAACTCAACTGTGACGCCGGTGTCGAAGTCCGATTTTAAATTCGACTGTCTTGAGCCGCTTCCATAATCGCTCGGAAGACCTTGGCGGCTATAAATATCAGTTTCATAAAGATTGGCTTGCTGAAATTTATCGTTATAATCAGTCGGAAAAGAATCTTTCAACGATTGCGGGGTAGATGCTGTGCCGGGGCCACCGAAAAAAGTAATATATTCCAGCGTGTCAGAAAGTCCATAGTTGCTTTGCTGGGCGCCGACACGAGTTCCCCACCCACTATTACTAAGGCGAATATAGCCATTTGTGCGGGGGTAGCGTATATTAAAAATATATTTTTCAATCTCTAGAGATTTATTGTAAAACTCATTGAGTTCGGCATCGGAGCCATCATAAGGATAATAATTATAAATTCGCTCAATAGCAGACTTATAATATAGATATGCAGAACCATAACGAGCAAACTTTTCAGGCTTGCTATAATCTATTTGTGGAACAAAAGCTTCTTGTGTTTCCTTAATCGCATCTACATTGCGCATGGACTCAACAGAAGAAAACGCATCTTTTTCAGTTTTATCTGAGAGGTAGTTTCTTTTGTTTTTTGTTGATTGAAAAAGCTTCTTAATACTCATAATCTTCTACTCGGAATTTGAACGACTCACCTTGTTCGGCCCACGTATTAAGCGAAGGATCATAGAACGAGAATTTAAGCGCGTACGCATATCCTGGCTCTAATAAGCTCATATCAAAATCAAAATAATTTCCAGAAATGTCATAAGAAAGCCCGGTGTGTAAATTGGTGCCCGTTCCATATGAAATGGCCTCGTAGGCGTCCATAAGCCTATAAACTCTATACGATGCACTTTGGATTGTTGTGCTTTCCACAGAAGTATTCGCTACTGTGTACACCGTGGGCTGCCAATATTTCTGCCTAATGAAGAGATTAAACCGCGCCACTTCGTCATTCCGATACAATTCCCCCATATTGGTGATATTCAAATAGTATACCGGCTTCACAACTGTTTGCGAACCGCTAAAGTGCATTGGGACAAGGGAAGATGTTACATATTCAACGCCGGCGCCGGGGAAATTATAGCCGGTGCCATCATGCCATACATCAAAAATCTTTGTCGCTGGTGCTGCGGCGCTTGTCAGAGCAAATGACGCCGTATAAATTCCCGTAGATATCCAGCCGCCAGTTACAACATACGGATTCGTAGAGTCTACAAATGTACGTGGGAGTATCGTAGGAAGCTGTAGAGCGCTTCCGGATGGCTCAGAATTGTCTGCGGACCCCGAATATAGGCTAACATAAATCGCGCCAGTACTGGCGCCAGGGATGTCTCTGAGTGTGCCGCGAATGTAGTTGTAAAGATACAGAGTATTGATATTGTCGTTAACGGGCGCCAAAGAACTACTGTAGTAGAAATCGCCGCGATCATCACGAGTTGCAGAATCCCAGCGCGCCTCAATCGTCGGCTTCAAGAAGAAGTATTGCGTGCCTTTTCCGAAGAATCTCTTCGTATAATAGGATTTAGTCGAGCCGGTGGTGTTCTGAAGATATCCCGTGTAAGTCCCATTTACGGCGCTATCATAGTAGCCCTCGTAAGTTCCCGTTAAATGAATCCCGACGCCATAATTGCTTAATGTTCCGGCCATCCACAATTCGACTAGTCCCGTAATGTCTACTTCTAAATCTTCTAGACCCGTGGCGAAAGATTGAGTATACCAACGATAAGGATATGCAGAATTGGCAGCAGTAACATAATCGCCGCCGGCTTTTGTCCAAGCGGTAGTGTTGCTGGCACTTACCCAATTGGACCCATCGTTTCCCTTGGTCAGATCCTTATATGTTTCTAGATCGAGTCCAGTTCCTTCCTGCCATTCAGTAGCTACTGGTTCGATGATAAGGGCATAGTCTTCTGGCACTGTCTTCGAGTTGGGGGCGCTATAGAGGCGCAAAATAAAATTGACACTTCCGCTAGCCGGGAGAACTCCATTATTTCTGTCAACAACAATCGAGTTAATCGGGAACTTCATCAGAATCCGCTCTAATTCGACCGAACTGGTTGCTTGGCGCGCATAAACTGAGAATGTTTCTACAATGTCAGAGGCGCCCATATTCGCGCCAGTTGCACGGGTTTTTAAATTCGGATCAAAAGCGTTTGTGATTGTATTGTCGGCGTTAGCCACATATCTTTTAATAGCCATTACCTAACCTTCCCTTTAACATCTACTGCGGGGTATTTGAGTTCAACAATCACATTCTTGGGCACTACTAAATAAGAACCATCGGGAGATAGATTTTTATTAATATCAATCGTCACATTGGAATAATTTGAGGTAGTTTTATTTGTTAATTTTACAGAAGACACGTCCAAGACACCAGTGACCTTCTTTAGTTCGTTATAAACATCACTAATATAAATTGGTTCTCCAATATAAAAGCCTTGGCCAAATTTATCCTTCAGTTGTTCTACGCAAGCACCCAGCAGTGTAAACTTGTCTACGCCCGTCGTGGGGCGCACAATAAAGTCAATTCCTATGTTCAAAATATGGGCGTCCAAGATATCAATTGTGTCGTTCATCATTCTATAATGATTCAGCCAAGTCTTTAAGTTATTTTTGATGGTGCTGTTAGATTTTACTAATTTGCCACTAGAATTCTCTGAAATGACATACATATTCAAATTTCTTTTTAACGAATCCGGATCTTTTTGCACCGAGCACCGCTTGATTGAGCCATATTTGGCCGGCATCCTGTATACTACATTTTCATAATCTGCTTTGGTTACGGCGCGATCTTGAGTGGGAAAGGTGTCGAAAATTCTTCTTTTAATCTCTTCGGTAGATGGAGTACTGACATCGCCCACAATCGGCTCTTCATTGCTAACTTCGATAGAATTGCGAACTTCAGTAATTTTACTTTGGACAAGGTTTTGTCTATTGGCAAACTCAAGCTCAATACCGGCCACCGCATTGATTCCGTAAGAGGCAACGTTTGAATTATTCGGATTAGTGGTTCTGTAGGTAATCGTCAACGACGTGCTCGCGGGAACAATTCCAAAATTCTCATTTTTTGAAAGCTGTGTCGGATCGAACGTTGTATCTGTCACATAATCTTTTCCAAAAATATCCATAGCAACAGCTTGTGGATCCGCCGCAACATTTGATGCGCCGGACTTTCCACTTCCGAATTGCAAGTATGTATTGTGTCGGTTTCTCTCCACCACAAACTTACGCGAAACAAGATATGGCTTTAAGATAGATGGCACATTATCATTTTTAAAATTAGTATTAGCTAATTCCTTGAATACAATATCCTGGGAAAGATAGTTGACTTCAAAATATTCATTTCCTTCCGTGTCCACTACGCTAATAACTTCGCTAATATTTGCAGCCGACAAGCGTACGCGGCGGAAGCGCTCATAAGCCCCAACAACTATAGTCTGCTGCCCGAAGCGACCAGAAACCACATTCCCATAAGCCTTTACGGCATAGTGGGTCGGCGCGCCGGTAGTAGTATTAACTCTTGCAACAACTACGGGATTCTTAGGATCGGCAAAATCTACGTTCTCTATTAACGTGAATAGCAATCCCGTCTCTGAAGAAAACTTGCTTCCTCGATTCAAAACTGGAATGTATCCAGTATCGGGTCCGAAACCAGTGGTGGAAGCCGGCACCATTGCGAATAAGGCAACTTTTCCAAAAGTTGAGGGCCGGCCGGCGTACTTGTAGCCCATGATTCGCCCATGACGCAAAACATTGTTATACTGATAGGCTGTGTCTAAGAAAGTTTCATTAATATTGTAGTCTAAGTAAAACGATAATTGATCTCCAATATAGGCAACCGCATCAACCATCATGGCCCCAAAAGACGCTTCACTGAAATCTTGGAAAGTGTCAGGGTAAAAGCGCTCAGCTATTTGAATAAGCTCTTTGCGAATACCTTCGTATTCTGTCGCCGTATAGTTAATGGGTAATATCTTTTTCTGTTCATTGGGCATCTGTGTCTCTCCTCTTAAATTTCCACCGAATCTTGCACGCTTATACCTCTAATGGAGTATTTTATAGTGACCCCCAGACGATTGAAATCGGAACCTTCGCGGCCAGGGCTAAAAGCAATATTAAGAATCCTAATTGAAGGTAAATATGTGGTTGTTTGAATTTTGATTCTAGTTTCAATCTGTCCGTAAACAGAAGCATCAAATGTCTCGAATAAATACCTTTTAATTCCCACTCCGAAGTCGGGGTCCATAACTCGCTCTCCAGGCGAAGTTAAAAGAAGCATTTTGAAGTTCTGTTTTATCACAGAAGAAATAGTACTGTTCATTGTAAATCCAGTTTCTGAAGCTTTGTTTAATGGAACTGTTGGACTAAAACTAGGCATTTGATTTCACCTCTTCACTATAAATATCATCAATCTTCATTTTCGCACAGTTCTCCATCAGCATTAAATGGATTTGACCTCAATCGTCGTTTTCTCCACCATGGAAGCAGGCGCTCGCCACTTGGAGGTTTGAGCGCTCCCCTCAGTTCTTTAATCTTAAGCTGTCCAATGCCCCGGCCACTCATTTCTTCATAATCAAAGTCTCGATCATTGTAATGGGTCTTAAACATTTTCTTAACGCGCGTCTTCGTATTTCGCAACAACACACGATCCCATTCATCCCACGACTTAAAGCGCAGAGTGAGAAGCCATCCAGGGCGGTCTTCTTTGTTTGCCCAGCCGGGGTTCTGGCTATAATCAATTCCCTTTACAGCGCCGAAAGTTGGGCTCGTTGGGTCGTCGTCCAGCGTCACAGTCGCCATTACTCCCGGCTTTTCGTCGGGATCGAATTTTTGACCGTCAATAAGAGCCGCTAAACTAAACTTCGGCCATGAGGCGCCTTCGGCTGCAGTTTCCTGTCCGATGGACGGCAAAAAGCCCATATCGGTATAAATCGCCATGATTGACACCATTTTTCTCAGAGGGAAAATGTATTGCGTCACAAGTTTAAACGTAGCATTGTGAGTTAGCTGCTTGATTAAACAGGCTAATATGCCGCTGTCGGCGCTGATAGTGCTAAACTGATTAATCGGCAAATCTAAAGCGTCCATTTCGATGCTGGTAATTTCTTCATATGAACTTCCGACTTTCATTGAAAATCTCAAACCATATCTTACTCCAAGTTTGCCTTCGAGTCCAACAGGCTTCCCATCGTCATCATAAACGATTTCTAAAGTGCCGGGATAAACTTCCGACAACAAAGAAAGTCCATTATTTTCTTTAATCATTTCTACAGCGGTATTCGTGTCGAAAATGCCCGTTGAGCCAGGATTCTTGTTCACGGAAGGAGTCGTTATTCGAATATACTTTTCGATTAAAAACGGCTTATCAACTTCACTTACTTCGTCCAAATTCGGCACATCGCCCACTGGTACCCGGGTGATAGTCACCAAGGGCATCAAAGTGTCATGAAACGAATCGTCGTGATATTCACCGGCCATATATAAAACTTGTCCGGTCTCCTCATCGATGTAAACATGATAATAACCAATATATTCTTCGCCCGTCGTCGCAGTATCCTCTGTAGTGACGGCATCCGTGCCAATCACGAACTCACCACCACTCGTATGATAAGGCTCATCGGCTTCGGCGCGTTCATCGTCATAAGGAAATTCCGGAAGATCGGGATACGATGCTTGAAGTGAACCGTCAATGTTTACAATTTCGTTCAGAGTTAAGCTTGAACCTTCAGTAAAGTTGTCTAATAGGAAATAATCCATATTATGAATTTGTGGCGTCATATCAAGGGATTTAAGGTTTCTAACAAACTTTTTGGACATAAACGATAGCTGTTCGCCAACCAATTCTTTCAAAATTATCTTAGCATCGTCTTCCGTCTCCTGAATGGCTTCGAGATTTTCATCGACCCTATAATTTTTAAGTGTTCTAAACCAAGGAATTTCGTCGGCCTTGACTGCATCTTTGCGATCATCTTTGTCGGGATAATCATAGCGCGTCTGCATATTCTCCAATCTCGTCATCGCTGCGATAACATGCGGAGGAGCTTCTATCTCCTCTTGGCTCACACGGTACGCATATGACTGAACTGACTGCTCAAGGAACTGATACCAAAACTCGTTGTCCTTGAAAACGCCGCCGCTATCTGCACTTTTAAGAGTGCCCTCCATCGCCTCCACAATATAAGAAGCATATACGGAACTAAAAACTTCCGGAAATTTCGGAGCAAATCTTGTGAACACACTCAGAGCCCTGATAATATGCACACTACAGAATATTCTGATCGTGGCCGCTATAAGTCCCATGATGAACACCTTCGAAGAGCGGTTCAAAATTCTGTCATACGGAACTTCTATCGCACAATCAGGATCTTGGAACAAGCGAGAATCGTCCGGCATTGTGGGATAGATATCGTCAATCATATCTTGAATATCACCGAAATCAACCAAATCAGTATTCGCAGGCTTACAAGCGCTTAATTCGGGGAATAGTGCGTCTACAAGACCAAGCCAACCGTTGTTCTTCAGAGGTCTAATATAAACCGGAGGATTCATATAATTGCCCCCATAAGTGTTGGGATCCAAATATGTCACGCGAGCATCTTCTCCATTAATTAACTGATCATAGCTAACGCCCAAAATCATATCGCGATTTCTAATCTTTCGTGTTCCCCCTTTGCCATTATCGACATATGCATCTTGATATTGGGTACCCTCTGGTGACAAAGTTTGCCCTTCTTTCACAACATACGCAATGCTCTCATACGACAAAGTGTCATATTCTGCGCCGTATAGCCAAGCCGCTTCGTCGTCTTCAGAGCCGGCAATTGTTGTATTGATTGCTTCATGCAATACGCTTAACGTTTCTTTATAATCAAACTCAATGCCCACAATGCCGCCGGCGTACTGCGCATTGTTATGAAGTATTTCTTCCAGCAGAATCAAAGGGGGAGAATAACCAGTCGCACCCTCAGTAAACGATTGTGCAAAAGTGGGATAGTTTTCTTCCAAATCCGTCATATGTGCGAAGGTATCGTCAATAGCCATAAATTCATAAGCAAGAAATTCCATGGATTCACCGGGATCCTTTTCTGACTTAGCTTCTTTTTCGTCCGGAGGGGCCACCTGATCGGCTGCCGGATCTTTGCCGGTATCAACTGCCGGATAAACAACATGATTAATTAGGATTCTGGTTGAATCGCTCGGAGTATAGACTACGTGCCCATCAGAATCTTCAAGACTCTCAGGTCTGTTAATCATGACCCCATCTGCATTCTCAACCAAATCGGCATAATAAACCTCTAAATCAAAACCGTATTGTGAATAGCCGGCGTATTCTTCAAGACCATCGGCATTATCTCGGAACTGAAGAGTTGTATCGGGAGTCTGCTTTCGCGGTAAGCGCGTAAACGTCACAACCTCGTCTTCCCATTCCGGCTCTATATCTATATTATAGCCGAAATCCGGCAACTTCATGAAATTCACTTGATTTCCAAATAAGCCCGATCCCGGCAAATCTTTAAAGTCTATGCTAACGGGATCATCTTCTATTTCCACAGTGTTGTTCGGTTCGTATTCCACAGCAAGTTCATTAAGCTGCGTTTGTAGCCATTCTGCAACCTTGTAAGGATACGCTCCTCGTTGGGCAGCGAGGGATGGCGGGAGCGATTGCATCAAGGACATCGCTGAGCCAAACATCGCAAGTTTCGATTCATCGAAATCGGAACTATTCGGCTCCCATGTGCTGTAAAAATCAACACGGTTCTTGCGGTTTTCTGTCTTTCGATGATGGACTGTGAGTGGCTGTCCCAAAGTGTCGGATAAAATCATGTTAATCAATCCCCAGTTCTTTTGACCGGGGCCGTTGCCTAACATATCTTCCGAATAATCAACTTTTAGCATTTCAAGCTGAGAGCTTAAACCTTCTGCAACTGCTGCTGCAGCTAGTGGCGGCTCGTAAGGCAAAATTCCATTATCACAGCCAGGATCTGACACCAGTGGCGGCATGTTGTTTTCGATATATGCCGGGAGTCCGCCTTGCATAATTTCTGCTAAATTACTTAAATCATTAGCCATTTGCTGCTTAAAATCTTTATTCAGCTTATCACATTGATCCCGTGAAACTCTGCCTTGTAAAAGTTCACAACGTAAATTGTTGAAAGCTTCCTGTTGAGCCGGGGTCACACAAAGAGTCGGGTTTGCTGCCAATTGGTCTCCTATCGGCAGTTCATCGACGAAATTCTGCAATTGTCTTCTAAAGTCTGCCGGCATTACTTTGCCCATATTGTCGAAAGCCTTTGCGATGGCCTCTGTTCCGCGCAGACTTTGGCGGAAACTGGGGTATTCGTACTCAATCAAATTATTAACAATCGCGCAGAATTCCGAAGAAGCAGACCCCAAAAATGCTTCTGCTGCTTCTTTTCTAGTTACGCTCGATGAAATATCGGCTGTAAATTGCATAACCAATTCTGTGTCAGCGAAAGCGGCGCCGCCATTACCAAACGACTGGAAAAGCTGCTGAACCGTATTCGCCAAAACTTCGTCATCGACGTCATCGCCGCAAATTGATTCCTTAATTGCGTCCGCAACACTATTGCCAGCGGCAGCGGCAGCGGCAATATCTCCCACCAATTCTAACGCATTGCAGATAGTCTCCCCAATAATCTCACACAATTTTACCATCAACATCATGATGATCTTTTGAATCAATTGTGCTAAAGCCACTTTGGCTGCTTCCAACAACAATCTCCACAAATCCTGAATTTTGTCAATCGGCGGCACCATTAAAGTTGGCCACGCGATTTCTCTCATATCACGACAGAGAGGAAGCTCAAGGCTCTTAATAAAATCAGCAATTGTGGGATTGAAAAAACCGGGTTGAGCGCAATTCAAAGTGGCGATAAGATAGGAAATGATTGGTGCTCCAGGGAATTTTCCCAACAAATCTAACAATTCAAGCTCGTTACCG